CCATCACCCACCACCGGGACGGAGCGGGTGACGCTGGAGGCGGTGCAGTACCTGGTCCGCCTCGACGGCGTGGTCGTCGGTCGGGTGCAGCGGGGCAGTGCCGGCGAGCGCTGGCGCTGGGTGAGCCCTCCGCTCCGTCTCCGCAGTCAGGCGGACGCGCCCAGCGCCACGGCCGCGGCAGCGACGCTGCTTGCGGCGTGGGAGTACGTCCACGGCGAGGCCGGGAGGGCACGGGCATGAGCCGGGCGGGCCGTGTCCTGCTGCTCTCCCTCGCGCTCTGGGCGCTCGCCGGCGCCCTGCTGCCCGCCCGCGCGCGGCAGCGCACGCTCGTCGTCGAGCAAGCGACGCTCACGTATTATCTGCCGACGGGGCAGGTGACGGCGCTCGGTATCTGGCCGGAGGAGGGCGCGACCGTGGGCTGCGGCTGGGAGGTGCCGCTCGGCGCCACGGTGACGTTCGCCAACGGCGACACCTACCTGTGCGCCGACCGCGGGCTGACGAGCGGGCCGTGGGTCGATTTCTTCTCCTGGACGGACGCCGACGGGCGGGCGCTCGTGTTCGGGCACGCCGATACCTGCCCCGCTGCCTGTTACGCGACCATCACGGTGCGGTGGTGAGGCCGTGACGCCGTCCTACGAGCACGCCGGCATCACGCTCTACAGCGGCGACTGCCTCACGGTCCTCCCGCAGCTTGCGGCGGGCTCCGTGCAGTGCTGCGTCACCTCGCCGCCGTATTACGGCCTGCGGTCGTACCTCGCCGGCGAGGCGGCTGAAATCGGCACGGAGGAGACGCTGAGCGCGTACGTTGCGCGCCTCGTCAACGTCTTCCGCGCGGTGCGCCGGGTGCTGCGCGAGGATGGCACCGTCTGGCTCAACCTCGGGGACTCGTACGCGGGCGCTGGTGGGACGCCCGCCCCCCCCGGGGGCGTGCGTCCTGGCAACCCCGAGAAGAACGGCGGGGTGTCGGATCGGGATGGCCTCGGGTCTGTCGCGGGTCGGAAGCGGAAGGACCTGATCGGCATCCCGTGGCTGGTGGCGTTCGCCCTCCAGGCGGATGGGTGGTGGCTCCGCTCGGACATCATCTGGGCGAAACCGGCGCCCATGCCGGAGAGCGTGACCGACCGTCCGACACGCAGCCACGAGTACCTGTTCCTGCTGGCGCGGGCTGAGCGGTATTTCTACGACGCCGCTGCCATTGCCGAGCGCCCCTGGACACCGGCGCGCGGGTACCCCTCGTGGGCGGAGCGCCGCGCGCTGGGCGAACCGCTGCGCCGCGGCGATCCGGCCGTGAGCGGGCACGTGAACCACGGCGCCGGCTGGGGGATCGGCCCGGCGGGCCGCAACAAGCGCGACGTGTGGACCGTCAACAGCGCCTCATTTCCCGACGCGCACTTCGCCACCTACCCACCGGCGCTGATTACGCCCTGCATCCTCGCCGGCTCCCGTCCCGGCGACCTGGTGCTCGACCCGTTCAGCGGCGCGGGGACCACGATGCTCGTTGCCAAGCAGCTCGGGCGGCGTGGCATCGGCATCGACCTGAACCCGGCCTATAACGCGATGGCAGCCCGCCGGCTGGCGCAGGACGTGTTGCCGCTTGAGGAGCCCGCCTCGTGACAGCCACCGTCGACCACTGGCTCACCCGCTGCTTCTGGGACGCGGCCACGTCCTTCTCGTTCTCGGTGGATTCGGCGTACGAGCGCAACCGCATCGGTTACGGCTTCTCCCGCGCCATCCTGCTCGCCGCGTGCGAGCCGGAGTATTTCGCCGGCCTCGTCGCCATCGCTCGCGCCGACCGGGTGCTGCGGGATCCGCGCGTACGGGAGGACACCGCCGCCGAGATGCGGGCCTACGTCGCGGCGCACCCGCTCACGCCGGCGATGCTGGACGGGCCGCGGGAGGGGAGGCCATGAGCCACTACGCCGATCCCGCGTGCCAGCGGGCCTATCGCCATGCGTACTATCTCGCGCACCGCGCCCTGGAACAGGCGCGGAGCCGTCAGTGGCGGCAGGAGCACCGCGAACAGTACGCCGCCTACTGGCGCGCCTATCGCCAGGGCTGGCGTGCCCGCGACCCGGAAACCTGGGAGGAACCGTGGGGCGACGCCTCGTGAGCCAGGAACGCGCCGCCGCCGACACTGCCGGGACACGCAGTCTCACGCTGCGGTTGCCGCTGCCGCCGCGGGCGCTGAGCCCGAACGGCTCCCACGGTCACTGGCGCGTGCACGCGACGGCGGCGCGCCAGTACCGCCTGCGGTGCCGCCTCACCGCCCTCGCCGAGCTGGCGAGCCGGGATCTGGACGCGCCGCGCTTTGGGCGCGCGCGGATCTCCTACCGCTACGTCTGCTGCGGCCGCGGGCTGCGGGACCCGCGCTGCACGCCGCAGGAGCACCGCAGCCCGTGCCTGTGCGACTACCAGCCGCGCGACGCCGACAACGCGTTCGCCGCGTGCGCCAAGCGGGCGCAGGACGGACTGGTCGACGCCGGCGTGCTCGTGGCCGATGACGCCGCGCATTGCGCGCTCGGCGGGTTCGCGCTGCTGCGCCACCGGCAGCCGTGTCACTGCGGTGGCTACGTGGAGGTCACGATTGAGGAGGTTGCGGCATGACCGCCCTGCCGGCCCGCCTCTCGCCCGGCTGGTGCTGGCTCCGCGCTGCCGGCCCGGCCTCCCGCGTGGAGACCTGCGTGCACGTGGACGGCGATCGCTGGCTGCTGCATGAGACGACCGGCGGGCGGGAGATCTGGATCGCGATCCGCGCCGGCTACCGGAGTCCGGCGTATGCCACCCGCGCGGAGGCTGAACACTGGCTCGCCGTTGCGCAGGCTCCCGCCGAGCGGCGAGCAGCGCAGGAGGAACAGAGCGATGAGTGAGCAGGGACCGACGTGGGAACTGGTGGGGCGGAAGCCGTCCCCGACGGACACCCTCAGCACCGCCGAGGCCCGCGCCTACCTGCAACGGCAGCGCCTCGGCGTGGTTGCGCGGCTTGCGCAGGCGCTGGAGAGCTTTCAATGGGTGCGAACGCCTGAGGGCGAAGCCAATGACCGTCGATGAGCGCGGAGCTGCGCTACCTGCTCGCGCTCATCGACGAGCGGCTGGCGACGTTGCAGGAGGATGCGCATGGCTGACGAGGGCACGATCCGCCTCAACCTCGTGGTGAACGGCGAGCCACGCCCGACGACTGCGCCGTTGCACCTGACGGTCGGCGGGCTGATCCGCCAGGCGCTCCGCGCCGCTGCGCCGGAGTATAACCGGCTCGGCTCTACCTGGCGCGATTGGGAGATCCGCACGGGCGACGGTGCGCTGCTGGACACCGAGGCGCGACTCGACGCGCTCCCAACCGGCGTGCCGTGGTTCATGCACCTGAAAGCGGGGGTAGGAGCGTGACGGACCAGGACACCATCACGGTGAGTCGGGCGCTGCTTCAGGGCGCGTTGGAGCAGTCGTTCCGGTTCGGGGCAATCGAGGACGCCAGCAGCCTCCGCGGCGATGCAACGGCGATTGCGCACCGCGCGGCGGTCTGGGCGGCGGAGACTGCCCAGCGTATGGAGATAGACGCCGGCCTCGCCGCCGCGCACCAGCAGCCGGACGTGCGGGGATCGCTGAGCGAGGTTCCGAACCCGCTCCGGAGCCTGCTCTATACCGCGTGGCAGATGGGGTGGACGGAGGCGCAGGCGCACCCCGACATGGGCCGCATCCACGCCGTCGACATGGCATGGGCATGGGTCCGGCAGCACGCGCCCGCGTTGGAGGCACGGCTCCTCGCCGCGCCCGCCGAGGAGCCGCAGCCATGACGGCGTCACTGCCGCCGTATTCCGGCTCGGAGACGCGCTGCCCGAACTGCGGCTGCGCGGAGCTGTGGCACTGGCAAACGCAGGAGCGCGTTGCCGGGGCTGGGCGTGTCTCGCTCGCCGACCACTGGCGCTGTGCAACGTGCGTGCAGCGCTGGGCGGCACTGACAGACCCGTATCCGGTCGCGGAGAGGGAGAGGGAGTGATGCCGGCTGACCAGGACACCATCACGGTGCGCCGAGCAGCGCTTCGGGAGGCGTTGATCGCGTGCCGGCAAGCGGCGAGTCCCGGCGACCCGGCGCTCGTGGCACGCGTTACCGAGCGCATCATTGACGGCCTCGCCGCCGCGCCCCGGCAGCCGTTCCCCTCCGTGCGCGACACGTACGTGTACGAGGCGGGGATGCGGCACGGCGCGGAGCAGTCGGACGAGCCCTCACGCTTCCACGACGATGTTCGGCAGTGGCTGACCGACCCGGAGTTCCGGGCGCAGTACATCGCCTCGTGCGAGGAACACGTGCTGGAGGCGGAGGCCCGCGCCGCCCAGCACGCGGCGCTGCTGCGGGAGGTGCTCGACCAGCGCGGCGCGGCCGGCACCATCCTGCCCCGTACGCTCGTTGATCGCATCGCCGAAGCGCTCGGAGAGGAGTGCCCATGACCGCTCCCCGCCCCGCGGCGCCCCTGGCCGCCGTCCACGATTGGCTCGTGCAAACCGGCACGCGCGTGGCGCCGGCCGATGTGCGGGCCGCGCTCAGCGCCGTGGACGCCGCCGCCGTCCGCATCGCCGCGCTGGAGGCGCTGCTGCGGGAGGCACAGGACGCGCTCGGCGCGACCATGTGGGGCCCGTCGCCGTTGCCGTATGCCGTGGTGGCGCTGCGCGACCGCATCGCCGCCGTCCTGGACGCTCCCAGCACAGAACGGTCCTGATTCTGTCACGATCGCGTCCGCTCCGGGTTCGGATAGCGCGCGATCTGTGGTTCGCTGGGCGCACGAATGGTGCGCGCCAGCGTACGCGGCTGCTCCGCTGCCCCGGCGCTGCCGAGGAGTTGCGATGGACCGAGACCCCACCCCGCCCGCGCGTCCCCCGCTCTGCGACCACTGCGGCCGCGGCTTCGTCACCCGCTTCTCGCTCGATGACGACTGGCAGTGCCTCCAGTGCGGCTGGGTCGCGCCCCCCTCCGATCTCCTGCCCCGCCCCCTCCGCGAGCGCGAGAGCAGCGAGGTGGAGCGCATCCGCGCCGGCTACCGCCCGCGCAAGGAGCGTCGCCGCCGGAACGCGGCCTGATCGCTCCGGATAGCGCCCCGTTCCTGCTATACCGCGCCTGAGTCGAGGGAACGCCCATGGCCGTCGTCTGGCAGGATCGCATCGTCGGTCTCACCCGTGAGGACCCGACGCAGCTGCTCGCCCACCCGTTCAACGCACGCCTCCACCCCAAGCCCCAGCAGGACGCCCTCGCCGGGGCCATTCGCGACCTCGGCTATCTGGTGCCGGTGATCGTCAACGATGCCACGGGGCACACGCTCGACGGCCACCTGCGCATCGAGCAGGCGATCAGCGAGGGGCAGCCGACGATTCCCGTGATTCACGTTGATCTGCCCGAGGCGCTCGAAGCTGAAGCACTGCTCACGCTCGACCCCATCGCCGCGATGGCCGCGCTCGATCGGGCAAACCTCGATGCCCTGCTGCGCCAGGTCGAGGGCGAGGATGCGGCGGTGCGGCAGCTGCTGGCGGAGATGGCCGAGCGGGAGGGCCTGGCGTTCGGCGCGACCGAGCCGCCCGAGGATCCCGGTGCGGACCTGGACCGCGCGGAGGAGCTCCGGGCGCAGTGGGGCACCGAGCGCGGGCAGCTCTGGGAGATCGGCCCGCATCGCCTGCTGTGCGGCGACGCGACCGACGCGGGGGAGGTGGCACGGGCACTCTGCGGCGCGCCCGTCGGCTGCCTCGTCATCGATCCGCCCTGGGACGCGGGTCTGTTCAGCGCGCTGGCGCGCGCACCGAGCACGCTGGTATTTGCGGACGCCCGACGGTGCGGGGAGGCTGTGTCGGCCTTCGGGCCGCCCACGTGGCTGTTCGTGTGGGATTGTGGTTCGTGCTGGTACGCGCCCAACCGACCGTTGCAGCGGCTGAAGCTCTGCCTGTGGTACGGCGATCTCGCCGCCTTCAATGCCGAGGGCGCGTTCTACGGAGCACCGCTGGGGTCCAACAGCAAGCAGCGCGGCCGGTTCGGTACGTATGCGTTTGCAGGCGATCCCCGCGGGTTGCATCTCGCCGACGTGTACCAGCAGGGGATCGGCGCGGTGCACGCCGACGGTCTGCATCGGCACGAAAAACCGGTGGACTGGATGCGCCTCTTGATCGGCGATTGCTCCACCGGTCTGGTGGTTGACCCGTTCGCCGGCGCGGGCACCAGCCTCGTGGCGGCGCAGCAATTGGGCCGCGCCGCCACGGGTATCGAGCGGGACCCGGGCTACGTCGCCGTCACACTGGAACGGCTTGCCGGGATGGGACTCGCGCCGCGGGTGCTGTCACGAGACGTGGTGGGGTGAGATGACCGGGCAGCTGATGCCACTCCCAGCAGGACCCATCCTCCTCTACCAGCCACGGGCGGAGCTCCGTGCGGGGGCCGGAGTCCTGCTTGTAGAAAAACGCGGTGTGCTGCGCCACGCAGGCGTCACGCAGCGCACGCGCCCATTCCTGCCGCATCCAGCGCGGATTGTCGGGCGATTTCATGTGCCAGCCGGACTCGCCGCCGGCAATCAGCCAATCGATGCCGTGCAGATCGATGCCGGGAATCGGACCGAGCAGCGGCTCGCAGGACAGGAAGCGGATCCGTGCCCCGCACGTGCGCAGCGTGTCGATGCGATGGGTGACGCGGGCATCCTCCACGCTCGTGCCCATCCACATGTGGGGCAGCCAGGGCCCTGGCCAGGCCGCTGCACGCTCAGGGCGCTTGGTCAGAATCTGGTAGGTGTGCTGCGGGGTAGCCGCCATGACCGCGAACACCTGGGCGATGTAGGCGTCGGGCACCTGCTCGTGGAAGAGATCGCTCATCGAGTTGACGAAGATCATGCTCGGCCTTTTCAGCCGGTACGGGTGTCGCAACCGCTCCGGATGCAGCACCACGTTCTCGGCGGCATTGCCGGCCGTCCACGGTTTGGTGCTCCAGCCGAAGCGCAGCGACAGCGCCTCGGCGTAGCAGTGCCGGCAGCCGTCGCTCACGCGCGAGCACCCCGTCGTTGGATTCCAGGTCGCGTTGGTCCAACTGATCGCCGTACCGTTCATGGCATACCTCCCATGGACAGTGTACCCGATTCGACACGAACAAGCATGTTACGAACTTCTCGCATACGCGGGACGCCGTCACTTCTCAGTCAGGGGTTCTAACCGATGGCGCAGCAGGGCGGCCGCGGCAAACGCTGGGATCGCGATCAGGTCGTGCTCGACCGCCTCGAAGAGCACGCCCGGCTGCTGCGGCAGACGGCCAATAAAACCGTCGCCCGCCAGGTGATCTGCACAAAACAGCAGATCAGCGAGCACACGTACTACGAGGACGAGAAGCGGCTCAAAGAGCTCTACAAGCGTGCCATCGGCCGCACGTACGAGGAGTACGTCGCCGAGGTGGACGCCGGCTACCGCGAGGTGATCGTCGATGCCGACGCCCTGACCGCGCAGGCCGAGCAGCACGTCGCCAAGGCTGCCCACCAGGCCAACAAGCTCAAGGCGCTCGACGGCCGCGTGACCCTGCACGGCCTCGCCAAGCCGAAGGAGCTGAAGCTCGGCGGCGAGCTCGGCATCCGCGAGCTGGTCGGGATCGACCCCGATGCCATCTAACGTCGCCGAGCGCCCCCGCGTCCGCTACGAGCCGCGCGGCGCGGCGGCCACCGCGCTGGTCGATCACAGTCCCGAGCTCATGCTCGCCGGCCCGGCCGGGACGGGCAAAAGCCGCGCCTGCCTCGAAAAGGTCAACGCCCTCGCCGTGCGCTATCGCGGCAGCCGGCACCTGCTGCTGCGCAAAACCCTGACCAGCCTCACCGCCTCCGGGCTGGTCACGTTCGAGCAGAAGGTGCGCCCGGAGATTCACGGCGCGACGTTCTTCGGCGGCAACGCCCACACCCCCGCGCACTACCGCTACCCCAACGGCAGCAGCGTCGCCGTCGGCGGTCTCGACCGCCCCACCCGCGTGCTCTCGACGGAGTACGACGCGGCCTATATCCAGGAGGCCACGGAGCTCACCGAGGAGGAGTGGGAGCTCGTCGGCTCGCGGCTGCGCAACGGCGTGCTGCCGTTCCAACAACTCGTCGGCGACTGCAACCCCGACGCGCCGACCTCGTGGGTGCTGGCGCGGGCCGGCCGCGGCGTGCTGCGCCTGCTCGACTCGCGCCACGAGGATAACCCGCTCTATTGGGACCACCGCGCCGGCGACTGGACGCCGGCCGGCCGCGACTACGTGCTCGGCCGGCTCGAAGCGCTCACCGGCGTGCGCTACAAGCGCCTGCGCCTGGGCCAGTGGGTCGCCGCCGAGGGCCAGGTGTACGAGGAGTGGGACCGCGCCCTGCACCTGGTGGACCGCTTCCCGATTCCGCCGGCGTGGCCGCGCTACCTCGCCATCGACTTCGGCTACACCAACCCGTTCGTGTGTCAGTGGTGGGCCGAGGACCCGGATGGGCGGCTGTACCGCTACCGCGAGCTCTACCACACCCGCCGTCTGGTCGAGGACCACGCCACGGCGATCCGCGCCGCCTGCGCCGGCGAGCCGCGCCCGCGCGCCATCATCTGCGACCACGACGCCGAGGACCGGGCCACGCTCGAACGCCATCTCGGCTGGACGACCACGCCGGCGCACAAGGCGGTCTCGCCCGGCATCCAGGCCGTGGCCGCGCGCCTGCGGCGGGCCGGGGACGGCCGGCCGCGGCTGTTCCTGCTGCGCGATGCGCTGCTGGGGCGCGACAGCGAGCGGGAGGCGGCGCGCCAGCCGTGTTGCACCGAGGAGGAGATCGAGGCCTACGTGTGGGACACGAGCGCGAACCGGCGGCGCGGCGAGGAGCCGCTCAAACGCGACGACCACGGCTGTGACGCCATGCGCTACATGGTGGCGCACCGGGATCTGCGCAGTCCCGGCGGCAACCTCCGCTACTTGTGAGAGGAGCACCGATGCCCCCCCGCCCGCGTCTCCTGCTGCGCCTCGTGCCCCTGCTGCTCGAGCTGAGCGGCGTCCTCGGCCTGCTCGCGCTGCTCGGCCTCTGGCACTGGTGGGCCGGCGTCGCCGGCCTGTGTGTCGCGCTCATCGTCGCGGCGGTGGCGCTCGAAACGGGGGCCGTGCTGTGACCATCGCCCGCGCCCTGGCCCGCGGCGTCTCGCGCTCGTTCTCCCCGCCCACGAACGTGCCGGTCGGGCCGCCGCGCAGCACGTTCGGCGGTCTCGCCAGCCTCAGCGGCGGCACCATCTCCGGCATGGACGCGTACCGTGGCCTCGGCGCCGCCTACGGCCCGATCCGGCGCATCTGCGAGTCCGTGGCCCTCACTGATTGGGCGCTCTACCAACAGTCCGGCAGCCTCGGCAACGTGGACCGGACGCTCATCGATGACGCCACCGCACCGGCCCGGCATCCTGCCACCGCGCTCTGGACCCAGTGCAACCCGTTTATGACCCGCCGCGTGTTTTTGTTCATTCACCAGCTCTTCCTGGAGACGGCCGGCGGCTGCTACTGGCTGCTGCGCGCCCGCGGGGACGAGCCCTACCCGTTCGAGTCGCCCCAGCAGGCCGATATCGAGCTCTGGCCGATCCGGCCGGATCGCATCACCCCCGTCACCGATCCCGACAAATACCTGCTCGGTTACTGGTATCGCCCCGGTGGCAACCTCGAAACGATCCCGCTCGACGTGGCCGCCCTCGTGCCCGTCGGCTACCCGGACCCCGCCGACCCGCTGCGCTTCGCCGGCCCCCTGCAGGCGATGCTGACCGACCTCGAATCGGAAGCCTACGCCAGCCAGCACACGCGCAACACGTTCCTGAACGGGGCGCAGCCGGGCGGCGTGATCCAGTTCGACCAGCCGTTGACCCCCGAACGCTGGGAGGAGATCGTGCTGCGCTGGCGTGAGCAGCACCAGGGCGTCGCCAACGTCGGCCGCGTCGCGATCATCGAGGGCGGCAAATGGGTCGAGACCGGCATGAAGATCACCGACATGGACTACGTCAACCTCCGCCGCCTCGGGCAGGAGGAGGTCATGTACGCCCTCGGCATGCCGTACGCCATGCAGGTGACCCACGATGTGAACCTGGCCAACGCCACGATCGGGGAGAAGATCTTCTATCGCTGGACGCTGCGGCCGCGGCTCGAGATCATCAAGGAGTCGCTGAACCACCGCCTGCTGCCCTTCTTCGGCAGCAACCTGACCATGGATTACGACCTGCCGGAGCCGGAAGACGAGGCGTTCGACACCTACCAGGCCACGATGGGCTGGTTGGCCGGCTACCTGACCAAAAACGAGGCGCGCCAGGGCACCGGCTACGATGCCGTCGACGACGGCGACGTGTATGTGTACGAGCTGACGGGCACGCCGCCCGCCATCCCCCCGGCCGTGCCGCCCAAGAAGCCGACCACGCTCTCGTATCGTGCCGAGCACCCGGCGCAGGCCGCGCGCGACGAGCAGACGCTCGCGCGGACCTGGGGGCCGCGGCTGGAGGAGATCCGCGCCGCGTATCTGGATCTGCTCAGCACCAGAAACGGCGGGCACTAATGGCGGTGCCCCGCCGCCGCAAGGCCGCGGATACGCGCGACGTCGCGGCCGCGGCCGCCCTCGCCGCGCTGGCGGCGTTCACGCCTGACTTCACCCGCTGGCAGGACGATGTCACGGCGGAGCTGGTGGCCGTGTATCTGAACGCCTACCGCCACGTGGCGCCGAACGCGCCCATCACCGACGCCGTGCAGCGGCAGGCCCAGCAGGCGGCCGCGCAGCGGGCGCGGCAGCTCCTGCCCGACCTCGCCGCGACGACGCGGGACGGCATCGATGCCCTGGGCGACGACCCGGCGGCCACCAGCGTCGACGGGATTCGCGGGCTCCTGCAGCGCTTGGACCTGTTCAGCCCCGACCGCGCCCTGCTCATCGCGGCCACCGAGGTGGCCGTGGCCTGGGGCCTGGGCCAGCGGCAGGCGGCGCGCGACACGGGCCAGGACGAAAAGCGCTGGACCTGCCAGCACGACGACCGCACCTGCGACGACTGCCTCGCCAACGAGGATGCCGGCTGGATCGCCATCGATGACCTCTTCCCCAGCGGCGACGACGACATCCCCAGTCATCCGAACTGTCTACCGGGCGACAGCCTCGTAGCGCCCATTGGTCGGATTGCGGCGTCGAGTGATCGCTGGTACGAGGGCGATCTCATCGTCATCAGCACTGCCGGCGGCAAGCGGCTCTCCTGCACCCCGAACCACCCGATACTCACGGATTGCGGTTGGGTTGGCGCGGGCGCG